CGAGATAGGCTCCGGTCTCGTGGGCTCGGAGATGTGTATAAGAGACAGGTGCAAACGCAATTGGTAAAAACTGGAAGCGGGTCTAGAGAGCGCACGCGGTACGTCGAATGTAAGCGGCGATGCGCACGCGGTGCGTTACTCGCCACGGCCGGCACACGGTGGTACACACTACAACTCTCTCAAAAATATACACAATAGTACAAAGAGAAAGAGACGATTATGCAAATACAATTCAAACAATTCATGCTATAATATAGACAGTGAAAGGGAGAAAACAAAACCCTTTCAAAATATGATGTGATGGGAGATAGAGAGGAATGACAATTAGATTTACAAAGTACCTAAAAGATGCGGCTGTTTTTAAGCCAATGGATGAACGTATTACAATAGAAGTAACGCCGGAAGATTTGAATTTAATTATTAGCGTAAGGGGCTTTAAGGAAACAACCAAACAGGGGCACTACTGGAAACGTACAGCCTATAACGAGGGTGAGGCTCTTGACATTATGAGTTGATAAAGGAAAGGCTGTCCTATCGGGTTGACGGGGAGAACGGAAAGAAAATTATGAATCTCAATACTTTATATAAGATGATAAAAATAGAAAAGGGTAATTTAAGTCACGCAAAAGAAATGGAAATGAAATTCCCAGATATAGTAAATCCGCAGGGGTTGAAATGTTTGGAGAAGGCAATTATACCGTTGAAAGCCCGTGTTAATACCACCCATCTGGTGTACAATTGTAAAGGAGAGATGATTATGACATTCAAAATCACAATTAAGGAAGTCCATGAAGCAGTTGTTGAAATTGATGCAGAAAACTACTTTGAAGCTCTAGCAAAAGTTGAAACTGATTACTGGGAGAATCCAAACGATTATTTACTTGAACCTAAAGACACCACATTTGAATAATGAAAAGCCCCGCCATCTGGCGGGGCTTAAAATTATACAGGGATACAAGCAAAACCCGATATAACTAATTCATTTATATTGTTAATAGTGCCCGCCCCGCTCCAAAGAGCTACACTCCCATCCGCGTTCACAACAAGGTTAGAAACAGTGATAGTGTTTGCGGTTGAATCCTTTAAAAAGATTGAGCCATATAGCGCTGGATTTTTAGGACAAAATTTTGTCGGGATTTTAAACAAAATTTCATTCGAGCTAAGGGAAATTTTATCACCTGAGTAATAATATGCTGATATAGACAAGATGCCCGCAGGTACATTACCGCGCACAGTGCGTGTAAAGCTAGCAATTTTTGCGTTAACGTCCGTAGGTACGATTGCTTCCCAACCGTTAATAATGCTATTTGCTACTGTAACAGCGTTTGCGGCGCTTGTACTAGCCGCGTTCGCAGCAGAACTTGCAGACGCAGCAACCGATTGAGCGTTAGAAGCGGCAGACTGTGCACCACTGATATCAGATTCCGCAGTCGTTGCGAAAGCATCAATTTTTTCCATGTCCTCGTTGTAATCTGTAAGCCAATCGGGCTTATCGGCACCAACAAATTGAGAAAGTTTAAGAGTAGTAGTTTTGTTCGTACTTGCCATAATTATACCTCCAATTAAATTTAAGATTTAGAATTCCATGCATAGTCGTAAGCCGACCAATTTTTAGCTGTGTATGCCGTTGCGGTTAGACTTAACGTGCGATATTCAGTAGCAGTCAAACCATTTGAGCGAATTTGTTGCGAGATTTCGTTTAACGCCTGTTGAACGTTTGTGAAAATTCCTGTAATCGTTGAATAAACGCCGTAGATAAGTTTATGCCATACAAAACGAGCAGAAGTTGCGTAATTAAAAGCTGTAATGCTGTACGAGTTATAACCATTTGCTGTCAATCCAAGTTTTGAGTACTCGTAAGCTGTTATTCCACTTTGCCTTATCCCTGCATAAATATCATTTAGAGTATTTTTCAAACTGTCTAACTTATTATACACAGGATTATTGATAATTGTTTCGTCACCCAATCTGTTAACTACTTCACTTAGTTTTTGATTGACAACCATAATAATATAATTATAGAATAGCTCATTATTTTTATCTACGGTATCAATTAAATTAATGATTTTATCATTAATTTCCTGCGTAAATTGCGCGTATTGGTTTTCCAAATTATTTATTTTGCCGTTAACTGAACGTTCAAATTCATCAATTTCTTTGTTTATCAAAGTTAGTTGTTCTGTCACATAGTTTTTAACCCATTCTTCGGTTACAGGTGTGTACGTGTTTAAAGTAGCTATCACTTCGTTAATTGCTCCCTGTAATTTACACAGCGCGTCATAATAGGATAGCGCGTCAGCATAAGCAGACGGCAAAGCGGGAGTACAGCATCGAACCACATTTAGAAAATCCATCTTATTCACCTCCTTTAATAAAGCTTCATAAAGCAGTTTTGTATTTCTGGATTGTTGATAATTTCCATGTCGATATTCAAGAATGTTTCCCGGTAGTCTTTCAACAATTCGCTCAAATTATGATACATATTTCCGCGTACTTTCTTTTCAAAATTCCTATCACGCTTCTGCAAATTGTTTGCAGTCGAAGAAGCTGAGGAATCATTTAAAGTTGCAGAAGTTAAATATTTTCCGTCTGCAATAGCACCATTATCTAACAACCCTTGCGGCGTATCGCTGTAAAGACTTTTTCCGTCTGCTGTGTCTGTGCGTGTACCGTCACTTTCAACGTTTTCAAATTCCATATTTGTTTCAACATAATTATAAGCGTTCAGCGGGTCAAAGTCAAGCTGTGCACTCTTGTAAAGTTGGTTGTAGTATGGCATTATTTCAGACATAGTACGGTTAAGATAAAGTTTAAAAAGCCCCGCTGTTTCCGCTCCTATTTCCCTCATCCAGTAATGCATTATAATTTTATTATTAAGTGTTTCACGGTAACTTTCATCAAAAATAGGATAGTCCTTTAGCCCTATGTCATAACCATTTTGAATAAGTTGTCTTAGCTCAACGGTGTAACTACTCATTTTCAATATCACCGCCTATTTCTGGCACGATTGGAATTTCGGAATTAAACTCTACTGTCATATTAGTGCCAAACATTTCGTTTATTTTTTCGCACGCCTGTTTTCGCTCATAAAGATAAGATTCACGTATCATTTCGAGCGAACCAAACGGGGCGGCGGCTTCATTTGCAACAAGCCTTTCCCGTTTATCCGTGAAAGCTGAAACAACCCCTAGACTTGTCAACGCTTCGTTATAAATTTCCGTTTTCACGGAGAGCAAATCGCGTGCAATAAACGGGATATCTAGGTTAATCGGCTTTATGCTGTCAAGATTCAAGGACTTATCACCGTAAATAAACGGTTGACCGCCGTCCAACTTCATAATTAGGTTTTTAAGCGACAATCTTTCTTTTTCGTTGCACGCAATGAAAGCCGAAAACTTTTGTAAATTTGCATTCGTCTCTGCATTGCGCTGAACTTCATATAGCTTACGCGCATACTCATTTATAATGTAAGCATCACCAGTTCTTGCCATGTTATTAAAAATTAACACGCTATTTGTTTCATCCAACATTCTAAAAGGCGTACCATTTGCGGCAATTGCGCTTCGTTCAGACGGTACTCCGTACCAGTTGAGCGGGCCTGTATACGCAACCCCTAAACCAAAAAACTGTTCCAAACTATCTTCATAAAAAACCAGCGCTGAACCTTGTGTAATGAGCATTAGTTCGAGATAACGGATGTCAATCCCTTTTGGCACATTTTCCCATTTAAAGCGAGCTAGTGCAATGTTGAGCAATCGGATTGTATATTCATTGTAAGTTATATTGTTCAAAGCTAGAGTGTCGAAAAACTGAAAATCTCTACCACCTATTCCTTTTCTTGCCATTATTGCACCTCCTTAAACAATAGAATTATCAAGACCATAATTTTTGATATCGTTTGTATGCCAAAAAGTAACACCAGTTTCAAATGCCTGTTTAATTCGATTGTGTGCTACAACAGGAATAGTGTCTATTAAATTAGCTTCTGTACACTTCACAAAATTCCAAGAACGTCGGCCATACAAGTTAGGCACTTTTGTTTGCAGGGTTTTGTAACCGTACATGGTAAAATAATCGTCAATGCGTTTTGCATATTCGTACCGCACGCATTTAGGGAACATGTAAAAATACCATTGCCCATTTGCAAAGAAAGAATTTGAAGAAGCTGTATTGCCCCTCGCACTATCGGGGATTATCTTATGTTCTTCGATTGTTACAAGCGTATTAGCAATTTTAGTCGCCGCACCTACAACACTTTCAACTGCCCCGGAAAAATCCCCGGTGAAAACTCCGACACCTGCACTAACCGAACCGCCAACAATTGTTGTTAAAGCATTTAAATTCATTCCCATTTGATTCTGCGCATACCAGTTTTTAAAGGTGTCGTTTATCCACGAACAAACAGGGAAAGCGGGCATTGTCAACGATTCATCAAGTGAGATGTTAAGCCCCTTGTAATTCAGTGGTGTACATACGATAGGAGCTGAACCGCCGAGAGAACTGAACAGTACAAAAGGACCATTCGGCTCTTGTGCTTCAAAGTCAAAAAATTCGTAACGGTATTCTTTGCCGCTTGCACCAGAGCCATATAATTCTAAGGCCCTGTACGGGTATGTGTACAATTTGTTATTTTTAGGTGTGTAACCATCAAGTGGAGCGAAAACGTTTAGCAGTTTGTTTCCGTAAATTCTTTCTGACCCCATACCCGACACCCAACCATAAGACGGGGAAGCAGGGAAAATGTTAAGAAGTTCAAGCGGATACATAAACATAGACACAATGGCATCACCCTTGCCACTTTTTGCATACTCATCAACCATAGATATGGCCTTGTCTACTCGTTCTTTTTTCGCGTAGTAATAAGACAACCCAGTAAATGTGTTATCGAGTAAACTCGAAGTTGCTACACCGTCCAAGCGCTCTGAAACGGCAATGATAATGCCGGGTGTGAAATCATAAACAGTGCCATAACCGCTTGTAATATTCTGGTTGTAAACGTATTCCCCTGTTTCCAGATTCTCCGGTACAAGGTTACTTCCAAATGTATCATCGTTTGTGTGCTCACGCTCAACAAAAGATATTTTTAAAGTATCATCTGCAAACCATGTTTGGAAAACATCCTGTTCAAAATACACGTCACTTTTATTTTCGTTCTGGAAACGAATATCTGTAATAAAATTAAAGTACCAGCGGTTGTTATTTCGATAATACATGTAATTGCAGTTTGCAATCGTTTCATAATTTGCAGGAAACGAAACAAATTTATCATCACGCTGATAAGTTGCCCCATCAAGCGTTGCTATGATTTTTGTGGAAAGAAAAGAAAGACGTTCTTCCATATTCTGGAACAATCTAACGTGCGCATAATCGTTCCCCCATGGGATGCCTGCACACAGATAAATTGTTGTATTGGGATTTATTGCCATTTTCTTCTCCTTTTATATTTGCCGGGCGGTATTACCCGCCCGGCTATAAACGTTAAGCGTTTACGGTAATTGTGGCTGTACCATTCATTTCTGTGTTATAAATAGAGGTTGCGGTCACTGTTACAGGCCCAGCTTCTGTACTCCCGATGGTGAGTAACCCGTCTCGTGTAATGGTGGTTGCACTGTCAGAATTTCCGGAGATAGCCCACGTCACACCCTGCGGATAAAGTCCAGTGCCCTCAACGGTAGCTTTCATCTGAATAGTAGCGCCCTTGTTGACGGTTGTAGTGCTGGGTGAAACGGTAACGCCGGTGATTGTTGGCGCCGTGGTAACAAACGCAACCGCATTCGCAAACGGGCACACGGCCATGATTCTCCAGTAGTGCGCCCAATATTGCCAGTACAGGCCTTGCCCGTTCATATCGCGCGTGAACTTCTGCAAAGCGTCCCACACTGCGTAGAAATCTTCATCAATCAAAATCGCGTGCGTATCCTGAATGGGGATTTCATCCACAACGATAACACGGTATTGAACCTTCGCGGGTTCAAGATTGAACAGGGTGCTATAACCAAGCACTGCCAAGTATGCATCGGTGTCTGCATCAATTATAAGAACCTGCTTTTCTTTCGGAGTAGCAGTCAGCACGCCCAAGCTGTTGTAATCTGAGCGCATAAAAGCCATCTTGTTAGAAACAGCCTTCATTTTCGCAAGGGCCATGTGTGCGGACGTATTATCCGTTACTTCATCAATTACTTCAACAGCGAACTTGCCAGCCGTGCCATACTGCGCAAGCAGATTTTTCATGGTGGTAAATTCATCCAGTTCCGCGCCCGTGTACATAGCATTAAACACAGAACTGATAAAATCGCTAAGTCCCTGCCACGACATAAACGCTTGGCGCAACATATCATCGGAAATAGTCTGCTTATAAAATACCTGATAATTCAGCTTTGCAAAAGCAGTGTTTACGTCAGGAATCTCGCGCTTCATCCATTCTTCTTCAGCCTGTGCCGGGTCAAACTGGTGTGCTTTTGCAAGATTGGTGTAAACAAGCTCCACAGTGTCGCCGTATTCCAGAATACCCTTTTTGAGCACCCGCATAGGGTTAGTAAACAAACGATACGTAATCCATACGCGCCCGATAAGATTTACAAGGGTATCTACAAAAGCGTTTTGCGTGGGCTGATAATCCAGCACCGCCGTGCCAAATTCCCGAATATTATCCTGCGTCACCTGCGGGAGCCGACTTTCAAAGCTAGGATTTTCCGCAACCATCTGCGCACGAAGCGCTGTTAAAATCTGAGGCGCGTTATTGGTTACATTTGTCAAAACTTTTGCGCTTTTCATTTTTCAATTACCTCCTCATTAAAAATGGATTTAATTTTTTCCGTTTCGTCTTTGATGTCGTCGAAATCATCATCTTTCAAATCTTCAACGTGCTTTCTAACAGCATCACGGCCAGTCAAGACGCGGGTAACATAGTCGCGCTTAAAATCCCTAAACGCATTGGAAATTCCGTCCATTTTATCGGAAATTTCTTTCCAGTAACGTTCCATTCCCTCTTGCTCATCTTCACTATCGTGCAACCTGCGCAAATCTTCGCGCATGTCGTCCGTCATGCCGTCCTCACTATTGTAAAGACGGTCAATAAATTCACGGGCTTCGCTAAGTTTCATTTTTAGTTTTCTCCTTTCACTTTCAAGTTTGAAATAGCGTCTTTCAATTCAATGTACGCTTTCGTATTATCCGCAAGAGCATTTGTAAAATTTTCTTCACTTTCCGCATGCGCGTTCATCTGTTTGACATTCAGCCAAACAAGAACGCCACACATTGCAATCGGAAATCCGAGCGTACTAACTATCTGTGTCATTACCGTGTAATCCATTTTCTCACACCCTTTTATTAGCAAATTCATTTGCTAAAATTTGGAAATCTGCAACAGTTTTCTGCGAATATAAAATGTTACAGCATTTTCTTACCCCTAGAAATATCCCGTACATAATTCCCGCTTCTTTGGCACTTGCTTTTTGATAGTTGTAATAACTTTCAATATAAAGTGCCTTCAATTTTTCACACATTGGGCAGTTCACTCAAATCTTTATTAAAGATTTTCAAGACGGCGACATCTGTAATATCTTGCCAGTAATTCCAGCTTCCGAACTCCTGCACTTTGTTAAGGTCGTCAGGTTTTACGCGGAACTTTCTCTTATTGCCAAAGTATACATAATTTTCGGGGTCATTACTCGCTGGGCTGTTAATGGTATGACCATTTTCGGCAAAGACAACAATTAGAATATTTGCTGTATATTCTGCGGGCATAGGTGTCTCACCTCCTCCATATTCAATATCATATCTCCCAACGATATTTGGAAAACCATCATCAGGCGTTACAAGATTATTTGTAATACCCCGGCCAACATGCCATTCTTCATGACAGTGCGGCCCAGTAGTGTTGCCCGTCATTCCAAAATTGCCGATAGGTGTTCCGGCTTCAACCGTATCGCCAACTTTAACAAGGCGGTCTGCATGGTGCGCGGTCAAGACCGTTCTATCAAGAGCAGGGTAATAAATTGCAATGAAATTTCCCCAAGACCAATTGCCCCCCGTCCCGTACTCACTGCGAACAACTTCACCCGTTCCAATCGCACGCACCATCGTATCACCCATCACGCCGGAAGCATCCCGCGTGTTCCAGTCTTTTCCACGGTGTGAACCTCCAAAAACCTGCGTGACATTTACAAGGGGGTTTGCCGTAATCCAAGTAGTATAAGCCATTGTTTTTCTCCTTTTAAATAATTATTTTCAACATGCTTTTAATTTCATGCTGAATTTTTTCATTTTCATATGCGAGCGTGCCTGTTTCCAACGCTTCTTTAATTCTCCTAAAAAATGGATGTCTTGCATACTGTTTCACATATTGGATAGACTTGTTTATACTGTCTTTATCGGGTGTGAAAACCATCGTGTTATAGGGGTCAATATCATATGATATAATAGTCATACCCGTTTCGTTATCAAACCAAACTCCGTACTTTTTTTCTCTCCAAACAAGAGTAAAATAAAACCGCGTGTTTTTCCCTTTTTTCATTATCTGTGCTTCATCATCCAAATAGAATTTATTATCAACAGAATAATCTGCATAACCGAGAGCACGGGACATTTGACCAAACCTTGTATTTTCTTTCGCTCTTTTAAATTCCGCGCTTGTCGGAACAACTTGCAATAAAATGTTATTTTTTACAACCGTATTTTTGTTTTTCGGTAAAGATAAATCCCATTGAATAAAATACGGATTCGCCATTGAAATTGCATTACCAAGCATAAATAAAATAACATCATCCCGCATTCTTGCTATCGTATCGTATAAATCAAACAACAAAAACGGTTCATTTCTCAAGTAGGATGAATGGGGTTTATCAATAATAAATTCCTCAAAAATTAAATTTGAAATATCTGGGAACGCGCTTGACTTGTAATCACTTGCCTTTGTCAACGCAAAAGTGTATCCGGCTAATTCTTCGTTAATGTACCATTTACCGCCGTCATACTCTATTTTAGTGTCGGGGAATACATTATTTTTTATAATATCATTGAAATATTCATCAGCTGTTTTTAATAGTTCGTCTTTGTATCTGCGAATATATCCAAATTGTTTGCCCTTTTTAAGAAAATCACGAACCGCCTTAATTTTCCATTGATAAGATTTGCCAATACCCCGCCCACCTAAAACAATGTTGAATAACGCATTGTAAGAAAGCGTACTATTTATATCGTAATACATTCTAATCCCTCAATTAGGATTTACAGGCAGGAAAATTATAGCTTGCAAGGCCCATTGTTACAGTCGGACGGTTTCACCCGTTGCAATCCGCTGTAAATAATAAACACATATTCCTGTAAATCCTATTATCATAATACTATTTATTGCTAAGATTTACCATGGATTTTTGCTGTTTAAATATGGATAAATCATTAGATGTATCGTCAAAAATATTATGCCTGCTGCATTTTTGACAATTTTCATCTAACTTATATTCACTATAATATTTGCAATAACAACAATCACCATGAATTAATTCTTTCAACTTTTCAAATTTACCGGATTCATTAAAACCATAATTCTCTTTTATAATAAGCCCTAGTTCTTTATATAATCTTTTTACCACTTTCACAGCGTCTTTGCTATAACCATCAAGTATTAAAAGCGCCTTAACATCCCTTTTAAGATAATCTATATCCTCTTTTATTTGCTCAATCTCTAACACAAACTCAACCCCTTATATTAAATTCTTTATCAACTAGAACAATCCCACCATTGACATGCACGGGCATCAATTTCCCTGTATACATAGCATTCGGGTGGAAATTCTCCCATGTCACCTGCTCTTTCCCTTTGTCAGGAAGTCCAGCACATGTAACGTGCAGTTTTCCGTCAATTTCTTCAATATACGTTTTGGCCCTCAAAAAGCGCGCCCTTGTAAAATGGCTTTCGTGCGCCCACGCGCCGAGCTTATAATCATCTATTTCTATGAATTTCTTAATATCTTCTACAGGTAAAGTCGTGTGAATACTATCCGTGTCACTGTAAATGTACATATCTTTACCATATTTTTCCAAGCTGTATTCCTTTATTTTTTGACTGGTTTCAATCGTATATCTACGAGCATACGCTGTAATAAACGCACCAACAGGAAGATACAACGCTTCTCTTGTTTCTGGTGGAGATGTTCTGTATTTCACAACACCTTTATCAAGGTACGGATGCTTTTTCGCGCATATAGGGTCAAGTGCGAATTTGCCATATAAAGAGTTTAGCATGATTTTTGACCAATTCCGCATAGTGGGATTATGCTCTTTCCCAGCTTTTATTTTTTCCTGCATCCATTTATCAATATACTTTTTAAACAAATCTTTTGATGCTCTGAATTTCCAGCAACGAATATATTCTAGATTATAAACGTTGTAATGCTTTAAAAACAACTCAAAATCTACATTTGTTAAGCAAAGCGGAACGATATCTCCGTTACTTGAGGTTACATATTCTGTTTGTATGAAACGGCTGTTCCCTTTTAATTGAATTGTCGGTAGATATCCCTCTTTTATTTCAAACTCACATTTGAACAGTTGAATATATAGGGGGCGTTCTGCATCTTCAACATATTCACCATCATAAAATTTGGGTTCGCCCCATGGCAAATCACAGTAATACATGCGGGACGGATACAGGCTATTTACATCGAATACATTACCCTCACATACATCTTTATCCGCATATATCGGATTCAGGTAGGTAAACCCGCCTTTATAGGCTTTGCGTATATCCTTGTCGTAATTCGGTTCAGGGAACAACGTTCTAAACCTCCTTTTCCCAATGATGTTTTTAAAATCTTCTAATGCGCAACTTCCCTGTGTCAATTTTTCAAAGCCCATTTTAAAAATCCGGTCAAGCGCTAAAGACATAATTTGGACATCATGTTTCAAATATTCAGTTTCTTCTTTTGTCAAAATGTGGTTTGTTCCACGTGGAACATTATAATCAATTTCAAGTTTCTGAATATCCAAATGGAATGCCTTTGCTATTTCATCAACTGAATAATTCAACAGTTTCATACTGTCACGCAATTCTAAACTGTTCCCGTTTTCAAACCGTATCTTTATTTTGTAAAATTGCCCCTCATCAGATATAAGCGCATTGAATTGCTTATTGTAAAGTTTCTTTGTCTCTACATATTCATATCCATGCTTTAATAGATAGCTGATACAAAATTCACCTGTCTCTTATACACATCTGACGCTGCCGACGACTAG